TTGATTCTCGTAAAAGAGTTGTTTAAGATGCTCCATGGATTATTTATCAGACTTTCTGGCCCACCATTATGAATTTGTTTTAGATTTATATGTCATTTTTGCTGTAAGCTTGTTTGATGTAAAGTCAAACTCACTAAACCATTTACGTAACTTTAGAGTTCTGGTTTTAGCCATTGTCATAGATAAAGTAGCTGGATTAGTATCACATGGATATGTGTGAATGTCAATACCTAAGTCGTCAGCAGTATCGAGTACTGTGTTTAACAGTGTAGTACCATGGCCTTGACCTTTGTTATGTGCCATAATTAAGTCAAGTATAATCTGATCGTTATGGATATAAAAGTGTAATACACCTATTTCTAGTTCTAAGGCTACCTTAAAGATAGGGCCAATATCTTGCCACCATGGTTTACCGTCACCCTTGAAGGTATCGTTAAAGTATTGTGGTAACTCAATAGCACCGAATTTAACATCAGTAGTTTTAAAGGTTGCAGCAACGTGGTGTACAAACTTAATAAGCTTGTCAAATGTTGGAGACATACCTATATAGTTGCCAATAGTGTTAAAAGGTAACTGTATGTCAAGCCTTGTTTCCATACGTTTGTAGTGAGCCATTGTTAATTTTAGTTCTGATTTTGTCATTTGTTTTATAGTTTAATTTTAATTACAGTACTAATATACGAAAAATAATTGACATAAAAAAATATTTCGCGGTTTATTTTGTAAAAACTTGTCTATTTACAATGGTTTTAAATAAGGACTTCTGTCAATATGGTACAGATACATATTTCTATATGTCAGGCATAAGTCTGATTAAACTAAATAAATTCAAACAGTATGACAGTTAACGACGCAATTAGCAAACTAAGAGTAATGCTTGGTGCTGCTACTGAAGAAGTTAAGAAAGTTAACATGGAAGAAATCGAAGAAAAAGAGGAAATCAAAGTCAAAATGGCTGAGGCTACTCTAGTAGATGGAACTGAAGTGTACACAGAAGGCGAAATACAAGCAGGAGCAATCCTATTTGTAAGAGCTGGAGAAGGTGCAGACGAAGACCCATTCGCTCCCGAAGGAAAACATGAAACGACTAGCGGTTTATTAATCACTGTAGGTGAATCTGGAGAGATTACAAATGTAGAAGATAAAGGCTCGGAAGAGACTGTATCTGAAGCAGAAGGCACTTTCGAAGAGGAAGAAGAAGTAATCGTAAAAGAAAAAGACTTTGATGTAGAAGGAATGCTAGAAGGCATTGCTACTATGTTAGAACCTTACAGAGATGAAATTAAAGAACTGAAAGAAGAACTTTCTGTACTAACTTCAAGATTTAACGAGGTTGCTGACGAACCAGCAGCAAACAAGGTACGCAACACCTTCTCAGAAGATGCAAAAAACAGACAATCTACATCTGAAGCAAGATTCGAAAGACTTGTAGCTTTAAGAAAAAGTAGAAAGTAAACTAAACCAAAACACAATTAAAAACAAACAAACATTATGGCATTTGATTTAACAGCGCTAGCAGCGTACACAGATGAAACATCAATGGATTTAATTGCAAAGGCAGTATTAGAAACTGACTTAATGTCTAACATAGATTTAAGATCAGGACTTTCTGCTGGAACAGTAGCAATCAACTTAATGGACGGTGACTTAAACGTTGCTGATCTTGCATGTGGTTGGAATCCATCTGGTAATGTAGATTTCTCACAAGTAGACATCGTTATCAGAGACAAACAAGTAAAAATGGACTTATGTCCAGAAGACCTAAGACAATACTGGTTAAGCCAGAGAATGTCTGCGGCAGCAAACCAAGAGAGTGTACCTTTCGAAGAAGTAATCGCAGATTACTACGTAAAGAGAATCTCTAAATATAACGAAGCTTACCTAATTGACGGTGACGGAACTGGAACTGGTATTAAAGATCAAGTAACAGCAGCTAACGGTGCTACTTTATCTGCAGCTCCAGCAGCATTCACACTAGCTAATGCAGTAGAGCAAGCGTTAAACATCTTTGATGCAGTAAATGAAGCATCTAAAGATAGAGACGATTTAATTATGATCATGTCTCCAGCTAACTTTAATACTCTAAGAAGAGCATTAGTTGCACAAAACTATTACCACTATGACCAAGGAGACGGACGTTCTTTCGAACTTCCAGGTGCTAACATCACAGTAGTTAAAACTTCAGGTTTAACTGGTTCTGATTACGTAGCAGCAGGTCCTTCTTCAATGATTGTAGCAGGTACAGGATTAGAAGATGATATGTCAACAGTACAGTTCTTTTTCGACAAAGGACAAGATGTTGTAAAATTCATCGCTAAATGGAGATTAGGTGTAGCCGTATCTCAAGTAGATCAATTCGGTACAAACGGATTAGCATAATTAAACTAAAAAAACAAAAAGAACACTATGAGTTGTAACATCACATCAGGATTTACTTTAGATTGTAATGACGCCAATGGAGGTTTAGATAAAATCTTTATCGCTAACGGACCAGTTGAATCTATTACACAATCCAGTGGAACTATCACAGCAATAACTGTGGCTGGTTCAGCCCTTACGCCTAGTGACTTCTTTGATTTTGAAGTTCCAAGACAAACTAGTTCATTTACCGAAACTATTAACGTATCTCAAGAGAATGGTACAGTATTTTACGACCAAGCTCTTACAATGATATTCAACAAAATGGAAGCAGCAAAGAGAGATCAGATTTTACTGATGGCTCAATCTACTGACATGGTTGTAGTATTTAAAGACAACAACGGAAAGTACTTTTCTGTTGGCGTTGAAAGAGGTGCATTTATGACTGCAGGTTCATCCTTAACCGGTGTTGCTTATGGCGACAGAAACGGTTACGAACTAACAATTTCTGGAATGGAAGAAGCTCCATCATTTGAAGTTACAGGCTCTATCGTTGAGGCATAATATCGACGAACACAATTAGTCTAGACAGGGGTCCCATACGCGGGGACCCCTTTCTTTTTACAACTAGCCATGTTTCTATATTTCTATATGAAACATACTTAATACGAGATGACGACAACTATAACAGCTGAAGAAGCATTCTTTTTCATTAATGCACCCACTTCAGCACTAGATCTTAACGACACATTCACACTTAAGTCACAGTATTCACAGGATATACTAGTAACTGTAGCGTCTGGTGACTGGACAATTGTTAGTGAAAACTCAAGATATGCAGAATTTATGGTAGATTTACCAACAGATTTTGAAGATAAACACTATAACGGTTTTTATACATGGACATTAGGTCCTTATTCTGATATTGTTAAAATAATTACAAAGCCTGGAGGTGACTCCGGAAAAGTCGAATACATATCTAGTAACGAAGATAGAGACGCTGAAGTATTTTATCGTCCAAATTATTAAAAAGAAATATGAGAAATATACCAGAAGGATTATATAGTATAAAAGGTAGTAAGTTTGAGGCCTTAGACCTACCAGTAATCCAAGAACAAAGAGGAAAAGACTACATCAAATTTGGTGCAGATAATCTATTCCCACAAGAACTTATTAAATTGTATGATACGTCTGCAATGAACCACACATGTGTAGATGCTATTAGAGATGGTATCTATGGTGAAGGTGTAACAGAGTATGGTACAGAATACCTTAACACTGAGGGTGAGACTATTAACGATGTCTTTCAAAAGATAGCGTTAGACTACACACTATTCGGTGGTTATTCATTAAACCTAGTATGGAATAAAGAAGGCACAAGAATAGCCGAAATCTATCACTTGCCTTTTGCAAATGTAAGATCAGGTAAACCAGATGAAGAGGATAAGATACACAGTTATTACTATTCTAGCGACTGGTCACAAATAAGAAAATACAAACCAGTAGAATATAAATCATTTGATGTCACAGATACAAAGAAAGATAGCGCAAGTCAAATCTATTATTGTAAAGATTACAACCCAGGCCAAGAGATCTATCCTCTACCGGCTTATATTGGTGGTGTTAATGATATACAGCTTGATGCGAGGGTGTCAAGATTCCACAACGCAAACATCTCAAACGGACTTGCGCCAAGTATGTTCGTCCAGTTCAGAAACGGAATACCAAATCCTGAAGAAAGACGTGACATATATAGAGAAATAGAAGATACATTCAGTGGAGAAGAGAATGCGGGTAGATTCTTCTTGGCTTTTTCTGAGCCAGGAAAAGAGATGCAAGTCACTCCTGTTGAGAACGCAAACGACGATTACTACTTAACTCTTGAACAACGTATTACAAGTAGAATTCTTACTGCACACCGCATTACTTCTCCACTTCTTTTAGGTATTAAAGATGGTGCAGGTTTCTCTAGTAACTCAGACGAAATCATTACGTCTTACTCACACTTTATGAATACAGTGGTAAGACCAAAACAAACTAAAATTATTAACACTTTTAGTTATATCTTAAGTCTGTACGGACTAAACGTAAGAATAGAAGTAGAGCCAGTGCCAATGATTATAGGTACTGACGAAGACGATCCTGCGTTACAAGAAGACATAACAAATATAGCAGACGAATAATATGAGCCAAACAGCATTACTAGTATCTGAGCAAAGAATGAAACAGTGGACTCAATTAGATGACAATGTCAGACTAAATGAGATTACACCAAACATTCTACAAGCTCAAGACATATATTTACAAAACATATTAGGTACACGTCTATTCGATAGACTTAAAGCAGGTGTTATTGCAGGCGACTTAACAGCTAATGAGGAACTACTTATGAAAGACTACGTAGGACCAACTCTAATGCAATACGCACTCTATCTAATGTTACCTAGCATTAAGTATAAGATAGCTAATCAGGGCGTACTTAACGGTACTTCTGAGGAGACTTCACCTACTACTCTAGATGAATTACAATTTATCATGCAGAGAGTACTAGATACAGCAGAGTTTTACTCTAAAAGATTAACTAAATACTTTAAGGATAATCCTAACTTATTCCCAGAGTATCAGAATCCAGGCACGGATGGTATGATGCCTGACAAAAGAAACCCCTACTTTAGTGGCCTAGTCACTGGTAGATCAAATTTATCATATTATGAAGAGAAATACGGAGAATGCACAGACTGTGGGCCTTCCACGACAATCGTCGGCGACTAAGAAGAACATACAAAAATTAAGAGTTGCGTTAAAGAAAATTAACAACTCTAAGTAAAATTATATTTCAATATAGATGGATATTAAATCAGTAACGAAAGACTATGTAGAGTGTGCCAGTGGTGGTGCAGTAACTACTCCTACCAATGGTAGCTGGATTTCTGCATACGCAATACACTTAGGCGCTACAACTATTGTAAATGGTTCGTGGCTACAAACTCTATGTGTACAATTAGGTATAACACAACCAGTAAATAGCTCATGGGTAATAGCCCTAGCTAATTACTATGGTATCACACAACCTAAAAACGGTACATGGTGGTATGCAATTGCTGATGATGCTTGTAATGGCGGAGGGCCAGGCGTACCATTCGTATGGAATACAAACACAAATAACTGGGAAGCTGAGACTAGAACTTGGTCCCTAACATAAAAAGAAATTAAAACATGAGTACTCTTACAGGACAAAGTATAGATTCAAGTTACCAGGGTCTAATAAAAACAACAGATAACGGAGTTATCTCCGCTACTGCTAAAGCCGTTACAGACGGTTTAGGTAACGCAACAAATATAGAAATTAGCAACACGGCTACTAACTTTGTTAGTGGTACAGTTAATTTTACTGGATCGACAGTTAGCGGACTTCCGGGTGGCGCTGCAGGACTAGAGAACGGTACAGGTGCTGATTCATTACAGTCTGCGGCTGCTTTAACTACTAACGCAGCAGATGCTTCGGGCGCAGGTTCTATCGCAATTGGTGATGGAGCAGAGGCTACAAGACAAGAGTCTGTAGCAATAGGTCAAGGAGCAGAAGCAAATGGTTCCGGTTCAGAAGGTAGTATAGCTATCGGACATGGTTCTGTTGCCTCAGCTAATAGAGGTATTGCAATTGGTATTAACGGAACTACTAATTCATCAGAAGGTATTGTAATTGGTGACAATGTAGATATTTCTGGTTCAGATAGATCTGTAGCTATTGGTGGTGCAATTAGTATCTCAGGTGGTAATGACAAAGTTGCTATCGGTACTTCAGCATCTGTTACAGGACAAAGAGGTCTAGCATTTGGTCAGAACGCTAGCGCAACAGCTACTGAAGCTATTGCCATGGGTTACAATGTAACTGCTGGAACTGCAAACACATTAAGTGTAAACGCATTAGAAACACAATCAGACGGTGGTGTTAATATTAAAGGTGACGGTACGAACGCAGGTAAATTAAAATTATACTGTGAAGATGCTGCAGGCACACACAATGTAACACTAGAAGGACCAGCACACGCAGGTGGATCTTCATACTCTTTAAAATTACCTAACGTACAATCAGCAGGTACACAGATACTAGAGGCTGATGCTTCAGGTAATTTAGCATGGATTAACACACCATCAGGTGGTGGAGGAGCTGCAGGACTAGTTGCAGGTACAGGCGCTGACTCTATGAAGTCAGCCGACACACTAACTACAAATGCTGCCACATCTTCAGGTAACGGTACAATTGCTATTGGTAATGGTGCTAACGCATCAGGTGCTAACGGTTCTATCGCGATTGGTGAAGGAGCCTTAGCAGATGGAGATAGAGGTATTGCAATCGGAGAAGGAGCTGGTTTCTTAACAGGTGCAGACTCAAGAGGTGTATGTGTAGGTTACAACACTGGTTTCGGTGGTGGTACTGATATTGTATCGATAGGATATAATTCTACTGCAAAAGCTAACGGTGCTATCTCATTAGGTGATAGTGCAAGAGTTGATAACTCAAGTGCAACAGACGCAATCGCAATGGGTAACCTAACAACGATTACCGCAGCTGTACCAGGAGCTGTAAATATTAACACAGGTACTCTAACTGCAGGTATAGAGAATACAGTGTCAGTAAAAGCACTAGCCACAGTAGTTGACTCTACGCCAACTGCAGGTGGTATCTTAATGTCAGATGCCGGAGGTACAGACAGAAGACTTAACATTACTACATCAGGTGGATTACAAGTAGATTCAACACCTGTTGGAATAACTTCTTTCAGAGGTACTGCATGGTCTACAAGCACACACGTTGCTTCAGACCTAGTATACTCTACGTTTATGATTCCAGGTGGTACATTTACTACTGGTGACGTACTAGAATTAAATGATATAGAATATAGAGACGGTTTAAATAACTGGGGTTATACATCTATCTGGGTTTCAGATACATCACAAACAGTAGGTCAAGCACCTGCAAGTGGTAACAACTACTCATTCGGACAAGAACAATCGTCTTCAGCACGTAAAAGTATCTACTTTAGTAGAAAACTTTATATTAATTCTGGTGGAACATTCCTAATGCCTTATGGAAATACGAATGATGTGAATGCACAATCTTCATCAGATCCTTCAGTAACATATAATATTAACTGGGCAAACGATCAGTATATTTACTATCAATTATGGAGTGATTCAACTACAGGTTCTTATACTACAGCTGGAACTTTCCTTAGAAAATTAAACTAATACTATGAGCGGATACATCAAATACATATACGACGAAGACGGTAACATAATCAGAGTACCGGATGAAGAGAAAAACATCTCTGAACAAGAGAGATTAGAAAAAGAAATAGCTAAATTAGAGGCTGAACTAGCCGCTCTAAAATTAGCGCAGTAATTTCTGAAACAATATTATATAGCGATATATAATACATGTTGGTAGTCATATACTGACATAATTAGTTCAACTACATATTAATTTTAGCCATTATTAGTAGTTGTTTATTTTATTTTTATATCTTTCAAAGGGTCCTTAGGTCGAGGGCCCTTTGTTTTGTATCCGCCTTTTTTTAGAAACTTTCGCGATATATACTGTATAAAGATAAAACTAATTAATATGAAAG